TAGTACCCATCTCATCATCTGCAGTTTTAACTAATTCAGGAGCTATTTCCTCTAACTCTTGTGCAATCACACCACTGTTTAATTTGTCATATCGTTTAAAAGTAACACCTCTCATTTTAGAAACTTTATCTAAACCACTTTCAATTGTTTTAATATCTGTTTTTAATCTTTCATCTGAGAACGCTGTAACGTTATTGTTAAACGTTGCTGCCCCCGCTTCTGATATGTCGAGTGTTAATGCATTAATTACAGTGCCCCCATCGTTGCCTTGTAGTTTTATATCTTTATCTTGGATTGGGGCATAAATAGCTAAATCTTGACTGGAACTATAAATTCTTCCAAACTCTGTTCCGCCATCTAAAAACTGAATGTCCGCACCATCTGCATCTAGTTTAATATTTCCAGCAACATCAACTGTAAAATCACCAGATGTGTTAGCTAAATTTCCTGTTACAGTTACTCCAGTATCTGTGGTTGCAAGTTTTGTTCCATCATTAAATTTAAAAACACAAGAGCTACCATTTGTAAACTCAGCAAGTGTTTCATTGTTTGCAGCATTTTTAAGACGTATGTTATCTGACAATATTTGTAACTCACCTGTGTTACTATCAATTAACGAGTTAGCACCGTTGTGATGGATTAGTAAATCACCACCAGCTCCAAATATAGCTTTTGCATCATCTGCAAATTCTAAAGCATTGTCAGACTCATCAAATACTATATTAGCTGCTGCTCCTTGTAGTGTAAGATCATTATCAATAGTAAGAGCACCTGTCAGTGTAGCCCCTGATAATGCTGTAACTACTTGTGCAGTTGTAGGCACAGAACCTGTCATTTGATCAAAACAATTGTGCACCTCATCTGATCCGTCTACATAAATTTGAGCATCAAAGCCAGACGCAAGAGTCACTGTTTGTGCTCCTGTTCCTGCAGTAAATATTAATGACTGGTCAGTATTATTTCTAACGACAAATACTTTTTCAATGTTAGGAAGTGTTACAGTACACGTGCCCCCTGGAGAACCTGTATAGTTGATGACACGTTGTCTTCCTTCCTCATCTGCATAAGATGTAGGTTGTGTAGTAAATGTCGCTGTATGTGATGTAGAGCTTAATGCAACAGACATGTAACCGTCAGTAGAATCTTCCATTCTATTCCAGTTATCATTAGTTTGTGCACCCCAGGTGTTGTCATTTTCACCTGTAGCCATTAATCGCAAACCTAAGTTTGACCAAGTTGATGCCATAATTTAACTCCTTACGCTATTCTTAAGATAGCATTTGACGCATCATTAGTAGGCCATTGTATTTCAAATGTACCACCTGATACGGAATAGTCTGCTCCAAAATCAATAACCATAACTGCTGGATCACCAGAAGCTGAGTCATTATAAATTATACAACCTCTTGTAGTAAATGTAGCTGATGTCCATTGTGCGTTAGCAGAAAATGTTAAATGAGCAGTAGTACCAGTAGACGAAGGTGTAGTATTCGTTAAAGAATAACCACCTGTTGTGTACCCATTACCATTAGCAAGCTCATCTGAGTTACCAGTTACAGTTGTGTAAGAAGTTGTGGCAGCACCATAAGTACCTGATTGCGAAGCGTTTGCTTTAATAAGAGCTACTTTAAAAGTATTTCCAGAACTGTTTGTAAAGTTGTGGACAGCCTTTAAAATCTCAACTTTAAAACTAGTTGCTATTGCTGATGTAATTGCCATTTAGATTCTCCTTTAATTAGTATCTATTTTTTGTTGTTCTTTGCATTTCGTTTAATTCTCCCTGCATTAGGGTAGAATTTCGCATTTTTACTTGCTCTTCAGTAGCCAGTGTTTGTACAGCTCTTTCGTATAATTGCTGCCATCTTTGCATTTGTCCTTGATCAACTTTCATAAAGTTGCCCGATTCTAATAAACAAGCATATAGTAAAGCATCTCCACAATAATCTCCTAAATAGGTATTTGCTTGTGTCGATGAAAGACCTGTTGGTTGTATATTATAACTGATCTCAATGGTTTTGTCAACCGAGGGAGTAGGAGCAAATAAAAAATTCATATGTCTATTACTAGACGTGTAGTTTTTGTTGGTCTTACTAAAAGCCCAATATGCTGGATCGTCACCTGATGTGGTAGCGGGGGCACGCCAATACTCCCGTATAAATGATTCGTCTTTTTCATATACCCAATCACCATTCTGTGTTCTAACCCATCTTACATATATTAAATCTTGAGGAACTGCAGTAGTATTACTATTAGCCGATATTGTCAAAGTAGTAGTAAATTGAGAGTTAGTAAAGTCTACCTCTCTATACATTCGTTCTTCTGCTAATCCTATAATTACATCTATAGGAGCAATACCAGATCCTGTTGCTGTGGTTAACTCAGTAGAATCATTCTCTGTAAAATCTATAATAGCTTGTTTAAGTTGTACGTATGTAAATTGCATCTATTGACCCCATGTTCCTTGACCCCAAGGATTTAAACCATACCCTGGGAATGCTGCGGTTATTGTACCACGTTGAGCAGTAGAAGACAACCCTGATACGTTAACTTGTGCATTTAATATTACTGTTCCTTGTTGTGAAGCTGCTTGTATTCCAGGTGGTACTTCTACCAAATTAAATGAGAACCCTAAGCCACCATGGGCAGAAGTCATACTTAAACCTGGTATCTCTTCTGTGAAGTTCAGAACTACATTTGCAGTTCCTTCAGATGCTGTTGCTGTGATACCTGATACTTCTTCAGCTTGTAGGAATACAGGAGTACCCTGTTGAGCTGTAGCTTCTTGATCGGCAGGTGTAACAGTGTTTCCAATTAAAAATCCAACATTACCTTGTTCAGAGTTTGCAGCAATACCATCTGGTTGATCTGCAAAATTAAATGAAACAGATCCTTGGTTTGATGATGCCTGTTGTCCGTCGGCTAATTCAATTTGTGCTGGTGTTACTGTTCCTTGAGATGTATTTGCTTGTGATCCTATTACATTTTCAACTGCACCAAATCCTAGAGTTCCTTGTTGAGTAGTAGCAGACCCACCTACAGCATCTTCTTGTGCACTAAATTGTAATGTACCTACTGATGCAGTAGCAGATAATCCATCTGGAACTTCAGTTAAATTAAATGTTACAGATCCTTGGCCACTAGTTGCAAGTTGAGAAGGAGGAACTTCAGTACTGTTAAAGAATAACCCTGTAGAACCATGACCAGATGTCATCCCAAAACCTGGAGCGTTCTCAGTAAAGTTTAATTGGTTGGCAGTTAATGTAAATGCTGCAGTAGCTTCAAGTCCTGTGACACCAAAATCTAATAAACTTAAACCTAATCTTGGTGGATTAGGGGGTGGTTGCACTGCCATCTGTCCAGAAAATCTACCGTGTAAAGGTCCTAACTGAACAGTAACAGTTTGATTAGCTCCATCATTGTCAGGTCTAGGCTCTTTAAGTACGTCAGTGCCTCCTAACTTTAAATATTTTTGTGGATCTAGTTGAGGATGTTTTTCAGTATAGTCCCCTTTATATACACGTTTGCCATCCCATTGAGTACGAGCATCTTTATATTTGATCTTGCGACCAAATATGTCGTCCATCAAGACTGCATGTTTTCCTCGTGTATATCTTGCCATAATATTTTAAATATAAGGAATAGAAGGCTGTACTACAAATGCTGCTCTTTCTCTGTCTTCAGATCTAGCTTTTTCCCATTCCTCGTTGTATATAGCTGTAAGCTCTTGTCTTCTTTGTATGTCTACAGATCCTGGCATTTTGTTAGCTAGTTCTACTGTTAAGCCACTTATTAAAGGAGGTAGAAATCTTTTTGGTATTTGCACATTCTGCGTATAATCTACATAAGGACCACCTACAGTTGCTTGACCGCTTGCTGTATCTGTCCAACCTACATCATCAGGATATTTTATTAGCCAAGCTTTAAATACATATGCATTTATAGTTTGTCCACCACTAACATAAGTCTTGTCAGGCACAGGCCATAAATAAACTTTATGTGTAGCTTGTCCTGCAGAATTGTATTGAGCATTTCTCTCTACAGCGTATTGTATAGGTTTGCCTTTATTTGTTTTGTTAGGTATATCTAAGTAATCAGCAAAACTAATTCTTTCAAGCGGTATATCTCCGATATCTGTACCACTAGTATCTCCTACTGAAGCATCTAAAACATCTGAATATTTACTAGAAGAAAAAGTAATATGATCTTGATCAGTGGTCATTCTAGTATCTTCTAGATCTAAAGTAAACAAGTTTACTCCGTCATTCATCCATTTAATTAATAATAAATTTAATGAACGTCTAGCAGTTACTAAATCGTATCCACCTTTTGATGCATCACCAAGTCTTTCATAAGCTTCTTGGATTACAGTATCCAGTGATAAATTAAAATTATGGGTACCTGAAGTAGCCATATGTCCTCCTTACATTATTGTTCTAGCAATGAGGTAACACATTTGAGCAAATACAGTACCTCCTACAATCCAAATAAATTTGGAAAGCCTGTCAATATCCGAAGCCATGTGCTCCAAGTGATTGTCTTTTATTTGAGATACTTTCTCATGTATTAATTTTAATTCACCTTTTATTTCTATAATAGCTTCTTTATTTGTTTGTTCAGTAGCCATCTTAATTCCAAAATACTGTAGCTTCTGAAGCTGTGCCTGTGACTGCTACAAAAATATTTGTTTTAACAACCTTGCCTTGATCAGGTATATTAATATGTGTACTAGTATTAGCTGTCGCACTTACTTTTAATATTTTAGTTCCGCCAGCAGACTGTCCATCGTATATAGTTGCTGTAGCTGTATCACTTCCTGCTGTTAACAAAAGAGCTAAAAGCCTTTGTCTATGGTCTGCTGTATTTTGACCATCACTAGTAGCACTGGTGCCTGTTGCGCCCGTTGCTATGTTGGTCGAATTACTATCGCCCTGGAATGAAATTCCCATGTATTATCCTCCTAAAGTGAGGAGGCCGAAGCCCCCTCTATTATCTATATATATTACGATATGTTAGCGTCTTGTATATAAGTTACTACAATATATAACTCACCTGCACTAGCTGAGTTTGCTACCATAGATGCATATATTTCTACGTCTGATGTTCCAATGTTAATCCATCTGTCAGCTGCAGCTGGAGATGTAATACCTCCTGTTGCTGTAGCAGATACTGCTGCACCATCGACAAAGAAATCAGAATCAGCTGAAGTTCCTACGTCTAGTTCTGTTGTATTTGAGCCTGTAAATACTTCTTTTGTAAAAAACTCAATTGCAAATATCATGGAGTTTGCAGGTACAACTATACCTGTTGAACCACTTGCATTATCGTCATGACTTATTTTTACTGAAACTTGTTGAGTAGCCACAGTTCCTGTGTTTTTTAATTCTCCAATTGCTGTTCCAGTTGTAGCTTTTATTGTGCCTGATTTAATCGGGCCTGAAAAAGTTGTTGTTGCCATTTTTAATCCTTCTGGGAATCTATAGTCCCAATTTATTTTCCTACTGTCTCTATATCGTCTGCTTGGCCAGTCAGTAGAATTTGTTAAATCCAAGAACAAAGGGGACTCGAAAGCCCCCCTTGTATAAGCTTATTAAGCTCCTTTGTTACCGTAGACACCACGCCAGTCAGAAAAACCGTAAACGTATCTTTCTCTAGCTTTGTATCTTACATTACCAGTTTCAAAGTCACCTTCCATGCTTGTAGCCACTGGAGTTCTTTGGAACATTTTCATGCCGTTAGGGCAGTCAGTTCTCAAGAAGAATGCGTCAGGGTCATTAAATCTGTGGTTAACATAGTAACCGCCTGGAATCATTCCAGTAGATTTAATAGCATTAACGTCATTATCTGCAGTGCCAGGTCTGTATGGAGATGCCATCAGACGCTCTGCTACAAATACCAATTGTCTTGGTATGTGTAAGGTTTTTGCTTGTAGTGCAATCGGTAGACCTTTATCATCTGTAAATCCAGCGATATCGATAAGTGCGCTTTCTAAAGATGTTTCAGAAAGATCACTATATGCAGTTGGTCTGTTAGATGCAGTTCCACCATTTTGTAATGGGTGAGAGTTAGACACCAATGGTTGTCCATCTCCGCCATTAGAAACAGTAAATGCATCGTTGTAGATTGTTGCACCTTTAGTTTGTTTAGCAGCCGACATAGATCGTGCTAAAGCTTTTGTTAGTCTTGTTGATAATTTGTCATACAAGTTATCTTCCATAGCTTCCTCAGTAATTGCGAAAGCAAGAGCAACTGTTTCGTTAGTGTAACGAGCTACCCAGCCTTCCCCTGTTTGAGCGTAAGCTACGCCTGCGCCTTCAAATTTAGTTTGCGCTTCCCCAAAACCTGGGAATAACACTTCCTCCTCGAAAGCTCTATTTGATGACTCCTGATCGAACAGTACTGCGGCTTCATCTTCGTAACGAGAATACTCTGTTCCGAAAATTGCGTTTAAGCCAGGTACTAATTCCTTAAGGAGTTGACCTCTAGTAATTGCCATTTTTTATTCCTCCTAAATTATATCCCAGCATTTCCAGCAGCGATGCCGAACTGATGAGTGTTGATTTTTACTAATACGTCCATAGTAGTTCCAGCTGCAGTGTACTCCATGTCAGTTTCGCCACTACCTAGAATAACTAGTGGGAATCCTGCATTGCCAGTTGCCGCAGTGCTTGAATCTGCTACTAAACCAGACTTATGCGTAATTGCAGAACCAGTTGGACCAGCAACTATTTGACAGTTGTGTCCTACTTCAGCTTCCGTGATTGGAGTTGCCACTTGGTCTGCTTGAATTTTATACATAAGATCGGGATCGTCATAGACGTATGCCTTGTATTTTGCTTTTGCAACAGTACCATTTGCGATTGATCTCACAAATTGCATGTTACCTGTAGAGTTGTCCTGATATTCTGCACCCCAGAAAACACCAACAACAGCACCTGGTGATGCTCCTGCCATGTCTGTTACAAGTAAACCAGCTGATAGCGAAACTAAATCGCCTTCAAAATAAGCAGTTGGCGCAGTCGTTGCGATCTTGTAACCGTTTCCGTCAGTGAAGTTATTAGAACGGACAACACCACCTTTGATGTGTTTTACGGGTGATAGCCCAAATCCAGCCATAATAATTTTCTCCTTTGAAAAAAATTGTTTTTAAAAAAAGAAGACCAGAATTGGATAAATTCTAATCTTCAAACTTAGTTGTTCTTGGACCCGTACTATACGTTGTTTTAGATTCATCAGAGACAGGCATTGAATCTGTAGAAGCATTTTTCAAGTCTTGATTATATGCTGCAGCCATTCTTTCGCTTTGTTCTTGATAGTATGCATCACGTTGATCTACAATTTCTTGTGGAACTTTCATTAAGATAAGATCCCCAGATCTAACTGTTCCTGCATATTTACCTTTGTCCAAAACATCAGGAGCTGTTACTCCTAACTCTTCTGGTTTGACTGGCTCATAACCTTGACGAATTCTACTATTCACGTTTGCGTCATCTGGATTATTTAATAATTCGTGTCTAACCCAACGATAATGTATTCCTTCAGGTGGCTCTTGACCTACATCAAGTTTACCTGGAGGTGCCCAAGTTTTTTTACGAGTTGTCGAAGCCCGTGTTTTTCGACTACTTTGAGTTGCTTTTGTCATTTATTGTCCTCCCGCCTTATTCTGGCGTTGTTTTTGGCGTGCGTATTCTTTTAAATCTACTCCTAGTCTATTAGCCATATCAACTTCTGTTTTGGATAATTTAACTTTGGATGATCCGACGGTTGCACGTGTTCCGCCTACAACTGTTGGAACTTTCTTAGCTCCCTTCTGTTTAAACTTATCTGGAAATTCAGATCTAAGTCTAGCATCAAGTTCAGCATAATATTCTTCAGGTTCAATTTCAGGACGTACTCCGTCTTCAATTAATTCCTTATGAATTAGTACTGCAGCTTGAGACATTATTCTATCAGAAGTTTCTGTACCTCCAAACCATTTGTTTCTTTTTTGCCAATCAAGTGCCCTTCTGTCAGGTACTGTTTGGGCTTGTTGTGGTTCGGGTGTATTAGTTTCTGATTTATTTTTCTCAGAAGGATTAGAAGGTATACGAGATTCTGCTCGTGCCTTGTACTGTTTAGCGACAAGGGATTCGGCTTTAACAGTAGCTAAAGTATCAGTTGCTTTTATTTCCTCTTCAACATTGCCACTTTCTTTAGCAATCTTCAAAGCAGTTAAGGCTTGCTCTTCTCGGCTAGATAGTCCTTCAATATAGTTATTAATTGAATCTAATTCATTACGAGCAGATGCTCTTGCGAATTGATCTGTCTTAGCTTGTAAAGAAGTTGCTTCTTCCTCTTTGGCTTTGAGTTTTTCTTCTAGTTCCTTTTTTTGTGCAACAAGGCGCTTTATCCTTTTTTCAGCACGCTTGCCAAATACTTTTTTTGAGTCATCATCAGTTGCTTCAGGTTCATCAGATTCTTCTTTTATTTCTTCAGGCGAGTCATCAGAAATTTCTTCTTGATCGTTTGCCTCTATTTTATCTGTTTCTTCTTCTACTTCCTCAGTGATTGGAGACTCAGTATCACTAGTCTCTTCAGGCTGTTTGCCTTCATCTTCAGCCAAATCTACAACTATATCATCTAGTTCTTCGACTTGTCCTGTTTCCTCATTGTCTATCATATCAGACCTCCTTGGGTGCGACCCACGTTAAACGCTGTTGTTATTGTTTATATTATACGCTAATTATTCTGGTGATGCAAGTCTATTTAGCAGAAACTTTGGCTTCATCAGGAACTACCGCAATTACTTCATCATCATTGATAATGCAATATTCATCTGTACCATATCTAAATTTATGGCCAATATACTTACCAGTAAGTACCCAATCACCAACCCTACACCAAGCTTTTTTATGTTCAGAGTAACAATCAGCTCCCATTGCTAATACTTTAGATACATTAGTTTGAGTTGCCTGGTGATCTTTACTAATGTCTGCTAGTATAATTCCCCCTGCTGTCTTCTCTTGTATCTCTCTAGGCTTTAATAATATTCTAAAACCTGATGGTTCTGGTAAATTTTCATCAATTATTTTCATCGTCTTCTCCTGTAGATTTTAATTGTTTAACATATTCGTCATGGATTCTGCCTTGCATATCTGTTAAAGTTTGTGCAACTCCTACTAAATATTTATAAGTCGCAAAATTTTCAGCAGCTCCATTAGAAATTTGATCTTTATTCATATCAATAGCTTCGGTTAATACCTTATCTATTCTAGTTTTAAAAGCGTGTATACTCATCTGTTCTCCTGTTTGGGGGGCACGCTAATTATTTAATTTTAATTGTCCTAGGTTTCTTTTCCTCTGGTACTATTTTCTCTAATTCAATGCACAGCATTCCATTATTAAATTCTGCACCATTGACAATTACATCTTCAGCAAGACAAAAGTCTCTGATAAAAGCTCTTTGTGAAATGCCTTTATGCATAATGTCTTTATCTTCCTGATCTTGTTTTTTGGATTTTATTGTTAACCGATTACCAGCATAGTATACTTCAATATTCTTTTTATCAAAGCCAGCTAATGCTACTTCAATTGAATATTTAAAGTCTCCTAATTTTCTGATATTATATGGCGGGTAGCTCGGAGCATCTGTTTGTATAGATGTGAGCCTGTCTATAAGTGAATCGAAACCAATTGTATATGGTCTGTATGGTTCCCATTCTAGTAATGATCTTATCATAATTTTCTCCTTTTAAGCAAAATTAATTTTGACCCCATTTTTGGCAGTCAAGTTAATTATACAGAAATTACTCTGCATTGTCAAGTAGCTTAAAATATGTTTCTTGATAATCGTTTAGGTCTGCAAAACTATTTATTTTGTCATCATTACTACAAAGCTGTTGATATAATTTTTTATCACTTAACCATTCTCTGCCAGTCCAAAACTCAAAACCATCATATTTAGATTTATACATACTACTATTCTCATAAGCATACGATAAATAATATTTATTGTAGCCATTATCTAAAGCCCATTTTATTTCATAGAGTGTAGCAAATGACCCCATACCAAGTTTAGGATCTTCATAGTCCCAGGCAAATTGACCTGTAACTAAATGTTTATTGAATGTAATTAATTCTGTAAAAGCTATGGGTTTATCATCTTGATAGTATACAAAGTATTTCCAATCAATTGGGTCATCCCGATAAAACTCTTCACTCTCTTCTTCGTTATTTGTTTCATGAAAATTTTTATACCTTATATATTTTTTATAAATGCTTGCTAATGTATTTTCAAGCTCATCTGTTAACTCATCAAATATTTTTACAGATATGTCTTTTCTTTTTAATCTGTATCTTTTGTTTTTATTAAATTTAAATTTAGTTAAATCTAATCTAGCACCCCTGGCATTAATCCAAGTCTGTCCATCTAGTTTAGTATGATACCAAGATAAAGGAATCCATCCATTATCTAAAGCATAATCATATTCATCTAAATCGAACTTAGCTAATATTAAAGAATATATTAAATCGTAATTAGTTAACTTACCAGCAATGTGGTCAAAGAATATTTTCACTTCTCACGTTCAAATTGTGTCATGTAAGAATCATCAGTCCATGAATCTTCACGAGTATTCTCCACCGTGTAAAAGTTTTGATCAATTAAATATCCAGGATTTTCTTTTATACGCTCTTCCATATATGCATCATCATACCATATAATTCTATTGTTTGGATATGCAAAGAAGTTTCCTTCATCCATTCTAAACATGTGTGCGCATTTGTGTTCTGGATCTTCTGAAAAGTTTGTATCTAAGAAAGAAGCTTTATCTTCCCATGCCCAGTCAATAGTAAACATATAAGTACCTTTACGTTTGACACCTTTGCAATCTACTAACTCAGCTCTACAATTTGCTAATCTGTTTCTACGTTGCACGTTAACATAAGGAGAAAAACAATCCCAGTATTGGTGAATATTTAATTCATGTTTAGGGGCATCTTTTTTCCACACAAAA